CATACCAAGAATATGGGAAAATAACTTCAATACATATTTTAACGGTATTGATATATAAACTTAATAAAAAACAAAAAATGGGTAGGATATTAATTACAGGGTCTAATGGGTTAGTTGGTTCGGCATTAAGAAAACAACTAGGTGACGATCATGTGTACCATACAAAAGAAGAGGTGGATCTTTTAGACTATAAAAAAACTCATGATTATTTTTCTTATCATGTAAAACATAGTAATGTGGATACAATAATTCATTGTGCCGCAAAAGTCGGAGGTGTTCAAGCAAACCTATCCGATAATAAAGGATTTTTTATAGATAATTTCGTAATAAACAATAATGTGATGGAGACTTCATTTAGAAATGAAGTTCCCAACTTTGTGAATTTACTTTCGACTTGTATATTTCCTGAGAAAAACATAGAGTTTCCAATGAAACCTCAGGATGTTGACAAGGGTAAACCTCATCCATCAAACGAAGGTTATGCTTACGCTAAAAGATTAGCAGGATACGAAACAAACACTATTAAAAAGGTTCTTAAATCTAATTGGGTTTCAGTTGTACCTACGAATGTATACGGAATACACGATAACTTCAACTTATTTGGTGGACATATGATTCCAGCTATGATCCATAGAGCGTATGAATCAAAAAAAAATAAAGAAAAAATGATAATATGGGGCGATGGTTCACAATTAAGACAAGTAATTCATTCTGATGATTTAGCAAAATTAATTTTATGGTCATTAGATAATTGGAAAAGTGACTATCCCTTTATGGCGGTAAATCCGAATGAGCACTCAGTTTTGGAAATATCTAATTTAATTTGTGAAAACTTCAATATTTCGAAAGATGATATACTGTTTGATAACACAAAACCGACGGGTCAATTGAGGAAACCTGCAATTTCGGACGCACCTTCGAATTTTGAATTTACGACATTATCGGATGGAATTAAAACAACAATAGATTGGTTTATTCAAAACTACGATAAATTAAGAAAATAAGACATTATGAGTATAAAATTAGTAAGTGACACTATCAATAAAGAAGATATAAATTCTTTAATTGAGTGGTTAGGACAAGACGAGATTCCGAGACTAACAAAAGGAGATCTAACTTGGGAATTAGAATCTAAATGGGCGAAAAAAATAGGAACCAAATATTCGGTTTATCTTAATTCAGGTTCCTCCGCAATTCTTTTAGCGTTAGCGGCTTTACAACACACCAACAAATTAAAAAATAATAAAGTAATTGTACCAGGGTTAAGTTGGGCAACCGATGTTAGTTCACCTATGATATTAGGTATGGAACCAATTTTATGTGATTGTAATCTTGAGGATCTTTCTTGTGATTTAGATCACTTGGAAAAATTGTTTATTCAACATAACCCATCTACATTCATTTTAGTCTCACCATTAGGTTTAGTTCCTGATATGAAAAAAGTTCTTGACCTATGTGAGAAATACAATGTGATCCTACTGGAGGATGTATGCGAGAGCATGGGATCAAAGTATAATGAAAAATACCTCGGGTCTTTTGGCTTTGCATCATTTTTTTCGATGTATTTTGGACATCATTTAAGTACAATAGAGGGTGGGTTTATTAATACGGACGACGAAGATTTTTATTATTCATTATTGATGATGAGAAGTCATGGTTGGGATAGAGACCTACCAAAAAGAATCCAAAATAAATTACGAAACGAAAATAAAATTAGCGAATTTGATTCACTATATACATTTTATTTACCAGGATTTAATCTAAGATCAACGGATCTACAAGCGTTTATTGGGTTAAGAGCAATAGATAAATTAGATGACTATACTGAAAAAAGGAACAAAAATTTTCAATTGTATAAATCTTCAATAAATGTCAACCAACTGAATATAACAGATAGACCAACAGACTTTATTTCTAATTTTGCATATCCCATTGTAAATAAAAATAGATTAAAAATCATCGAAAAACTTATTAAGGATAATATTGAAGTTAGGCCTTTAATTGCTGGTGATATGTCAAAAAAACCTATGTGGATTAAAAATTATGGTGAGGTTAATTTACCTAATTGTCAATTGATCAATGAGTATGGGTTTTATATACCAAACCATCAGGATCTAACATCAGAACAAATAAATTTAATTTCAAACATAGTAAATAATGAGTAAAAAGATTGCATTAATAACAGGTATAAATGGTCAGGACGGATCTTACTTATCTGAGTTATTATTAGAAAAAGGATATGAAGTGCATGGCACATTAAAAAGAAACTCTGTTTCTGAAAATCAAACTTCTCGTTTGGATAATGTATTTGACAAATTAATATTGCATTACGCAGACTTAACGGATTTATCATCACTAATAAGAGTTATTAGTGAAATTAAACCCGATGAGGTTTATAATTTAGCAGCACAATCGCATGTTAGAATTTCTTTCGATCAACCGATATACACTGCAAATGTTACGGGGTTAGGTACTCTGAATATTTTAGAAGCGGTTAAACTTGTAAATCCTGAAATTAAAATTTATCAAGCATCTTCATCCGAGATGTTCGGTAATTCAATAGATAAGGATGGACTTCAAAGAGAAACAACACCGATGAATCCAGTTTCACCTTATGGTTGTGCCAAAGTATTCTCATATAATATTTGTAGAAATTATAGAAACGCATATAACATGAAAATATGGAATGGTATTTTATTTAACCATGAGTCACCAAGAAGAGGTACAAATTTTGTAACAAATAAAGTGGTTAAGGCGGCAGTTAGAATCAGTTTAGGTCTACAAGAAAAATTACACATAGGTAATTTAGAAGCATCCAGAGATTGGGGTCATGCTAAAGATTATGTTGAAGCTATGTGGTTAATGTTACAATCGGACAACCCTAATGATTATGTGTGTGCGACAGGAGTTTCACACACGGTAAAAGATTTATGTGAGTATACCTTTAGTACTTTAGGTTTAGAATATAAAGATTATGTTGTTATTGACGAGAAACACTTTAGGCCCGAAGAACTTGAAAATCTTAAGGGGGACTCTTCAAAATTAACAAATGATTTAGGTTGGAAACCAAAATACACTTTTGAATCTATGTTAGATGAAATGATTGAGTATTGGTTAAACTACTATAAAAACAAATAATAAATAAATGACAAGAAAAAGAACAATCCAAACACCTGAGGAATCATTAATTCCAAAAACTATATCAAAAAAAGATTTTATTAATTCAGTCATTAAAAGAAAACAAAAAAATAAATTTTTATCAGATAACCAAAAAGAGTATTACGATATCTTAATTAATAACCAAATCACCATATGTTCAGGACCTGCAGGTGTTGGTAAAAGCTATATTTCCATGAGGGCGGCAGTTGACTTACTTATGGACCCAAATAACTCTTATGAAAAGATAATCATTGTAAGACCCGCAGTTGAAGCTGAGGAAAAATTAGGTTCTCTACCTGGAAACTTAGAAGAAAAGTTAGACCCGTACATTTTTCCATCCTACTATCTACTTAATAAGATCATAGGAAAAGAGGCTAGAGAAAAATTAAAAGAATCTGAAATTATTGAGGTATTCGCTTTAGCATATATGAGGGGAATGAATATCGATAACTCGATTTTAATTTTTGAAGAGGCCCAAAACGCAACACCTAATCAAATGAAACTACTATTGACAAGAATCGGGTTTAATAGTAAATTTTTTATATCGGGAGATTTAGAACAGACTGATAGGTATAAAGATAAAAAACAATCCGGATTGTACGACGCATTACAACGATTTCAAAATATTAACGATGTCGGCGTGTATGATTTCAGAAACGCTAAAAATGTGAGAAATCCACTTATTAGTAAAATATTAGAAAAATATGACGAAGAGAGTAGGAATTGAGGTTAACGGTGTATTAAGAGATACTTTAGGAAAGTTTACGCAACTGTATGAGAAACATTTTATAGAGGAGCAAGACTCAGAATCATTAGGTAAAACTTTTGATTTGGACATGTCCGGTAACACTTTTGAACATAATGAAGAAAATGAATTTAAGTATGAAATATTATCAGATGTAACCAGTCTAAATTTAATGGACCATTTTAAATTTAAAAATAACGATGAACTTTATAGTTTCATGTATGAAGATTTTGTAATGCAAATATTTGGTCACGCCGGATCATCAGAAACATTTACTTTTAATGAGTTAAATAATCTTTATCTTGACCACCGTGATTCATGTGATGTGATCATAATCTCAGATGAAATAGGGAGGTCTAAACCAGCGACATTATTTTTTTTATCAAAATTCGGGTCATTAGTTGAATCGGTAATATTCTATTCCATGTCAACCAAAAACAGATTGTGGGATAATGTCGATGTGTTACTGACATCAAATCCTGAAAATATAACAAATGCTCCGTCAGATAAAATAGTTGTAAAATATATTACAGAATATAATAAATCAGTTAAGTGTAACTACGAGATTTCGTCTTTAGGTGAATTTGACGAATTACTAAAAAAATTAAAATTATGTTAGATTTTTTAGGAGAAAAATACTATATAGACATTGATGAATTAGAACATCAAGTTAGTATGACTAAATCCAAAATACCTTTACCTAAAAAAGGTAAAAAAGAGACTGAAGAAAAATCAGAGGAACCTGAACAACAAATAAGTGTTACAAGATACGACACATTCAAATTTTTAATTGAGGTCGTTTTGACTGAAAGAGAGGAAATGGATGAGAATTTAGGTATTCATAGTGCTAAAAATTTATCTTTACCATTTAAATTTGCATTTAATACATTATTAATGAATAAAATAATAAAACATTTATAAAACATGGAATTAGAAAAAATACAAAAGGTTGAGGGTTCGATTGAGAACCTTAAATCAAGAAAATCGAGAATCTACTTTATGGTGCAAGACACCAAAGGAAATCCAAAGGCATCTGTTAGATATATTTACGACATAGCACTAACTTTATTAAAAAATGGATTCAACCCTACAATTATTCACGAAACTACAGATTATACAGGTGTATCAGAATGGTTAGATGAAGAATACATGAAAATTCCACATCTTCCGATAGACGGTCAAAACTTAGCAATTTCACCTGAAGATTTTATTGTTATACCTGAACTATACTCACATGTGATGGAACAAATAAAAAATTTCCCATGTGCTAAAATTGTTTTGTGTCAAGCATATGACTATATGTTAGAGACATTATCGCCAGGTACGACATGGTCCCAATACGGGTTTACTAAATGTATCACAACATCAGATTTCCAAAAAAAATACATTTCAGAAATTATGAGATCAGGTAGTTTTGATGTATTAAATGTAAATATTCCTTCAGTTTTCAAGAAAAAAGAAAGACCGTCAAAACCAATTATCGCAATCCACACCAGAGAACCAAGAGACACTGCAAAAATAATAAAAAGTTTTTACCTTAAATATCCACAATTTAGATGGATCACATTTAGAGATATGAGAGGAATAAAACAAGATGATTTCGCAACCTTTTTACAAGAATCGTATCTTTCCATTTGGGTTGATAATGAAAGTGGGTTTGGTACATTCCCTTTAGAGTCTATGATTTCAGGAACCCCTGTAATTGGAAAAATCCCTAATTTAAAACCTACATGGATGACTGAAGAAAACGGGTTATGGGTTAATAATTACAATGAGATTATTGATGTTGTTGCAAACTTTACTCAAAATTGGTTAGAGGATAATATATCAGAAACTCTTCATGTTAATATGTCATTAACAGGAGAAGAATACCAAGACCAAGATAAATTCGAATCATCTGTTGTTGAATTATTTGATGGGTATTTAAAAACCAGATCTCAAATCTTTGAAGAACAATTAGAAAAAATAAAAGTATCAGAAAATAATTAATTATGGAAAAAAATAAATTTGATGTTTCGGTAATCTTACCAGTAAATACATCTATGACAAAAGATTTTGAAGACTTATTCAGTAAGTCAGTTAAATCAGTAGAAAACCAAATTATTGGTATAACTGAATTAATCGTAGTACACTCAACCGAAGAAAAATTAAAGTCGTTTTTACAATCATATGATTTTAATGGTATTAATGTAAAATTAGTAGAGAACAATGGTTCATTTGATTTTGCATCTCAGGTAAATTTAGGAGTTAATGAATCGAACGGTGAATGGGTTTCTATTTTAGAGTTTGATGATGAGTATTCCTCAATATGGTTTAAAAGTGTAGATAGATATGTAAAATCATATGGTAATGAGGTTGATGCGTATCTTCCGTTGGTTATTGATATTGACGATAAAGGGGTGTTCGCAGGGTTTACTAATGAAGCAACTTTCGCAGTAAGCATGAATTCGGAAATGGGAATCCTTAGTAACGACTTATTAATGACATACCAAAACTTCCAATCAAGTGGTATGGTTATAAGAAAAAATACTTTTAATGAAAATGGTGGTTTCAAACCTTCAATTAAGTTAACTTTTGTATATGAGTTCCTTTTAAGATTGACATACAACTCAGCTAAAATAATGACAATTCCAAGAATTGGTTACAAACATATGAACATGAGAGAAGGGTCTATTTTTTGGAATTACAAATATGGTCAACCTAGTCTGACTGAGAACGAAATTAAATTTTGGTTAGAGTCGGCAAAGAAAGAACATTTTTTCACTTCTGATAGAGAAATAAAATATGTATCAGAAACGGTTTAATGTCATTAGGTGTTGAATCAATCAATCCACAAGACGAAAAGCAAAAGACGAAAGCAAAAAATAAAAATTATTTTGATGTTCGTGAAGAAGAAGCGGTTAAAAATTATATAGTTGCCGAAACTTACGAGGAAAAAGAAAAAATATATAATACATACCTTCGTGAACCACTCGACAAAATGATCGAGTCTATTATACGAAGGTATAAATTATATAGAAAAGACATGGATTATAATGATGTACATAGTGATACTCATTCATTTTTAATGACCAAAGTGGATAAATTCAAACCCGCTAAAAATAAAAAAGCATATTCATATTTTGGTACGATTTGTAAAAATTATCTAATGGGCCAAATTTTAAAAGACCAAAAAGAAACCAATCGTAAAATTTCATATGAAGACATTTCCTCAACTTTAGAAAATAGACCCGATATGGTTTATTACATGGAGTTTGAAAAAATAGACGCCGAAAAAATTATAGCGATCTTTTTAAAAGACCTCAAATTATATGTATCAACAAATGTTGATAATGAGAACGAACTAAAATTAGGGTACGCTCTAATAGAGCTTTTTGATAATTATGGGAATATTTTTATTGGTAATGATAACAATAAATTTAATAAAAATATAGTGTTGCTGTCGTTAAGAGAAATGACAAATTTGAACACAAAAGAGATTAGAATTTACTTGAAAAAATTCAAAGTTTTATACTTAGAGACACTGAAAAAGATTCATAATGAATAATTAAGTTAATAATATTTATTATTATGAACAGACAAAGAAAAAAAGAAATACTACTCAACAAAGACTCCGTTTTGGGGTTAATGCAAGAAATCTATAACGAATTAGTTGAGCAAAGATCTACAGCGATAAGAATACAAAATAAAATGTTAGGTCTTTTGAAAGACGCCGAAGACATGACAGTAATTGGACCGGTTATCAAAGAACAACAAAAAATAATTAATGATACCATAGAAAAGAAATTGTCTTTGTCAAAATTACAATCATCTATATGGGAAAAGTCAAACAATAGTAAAGAAGATTCATTCACATTATCAGACATGGATGAAGACACTTTACAAACTCTTATATCAAAAGATGTAAGTAAAGATTCTGATAAGTACAAACTTTAATAATGGGCATAGACAACAGTAAAGATAAGGAAAAGATTAATGATAAGATAAACGCTTATAAAACTGTCGCTGCCGAAAAAAAAAGAAAAAGGGATCAAAAGAGATTAGCCAATATCAAAGAAAGGGAAGACAAGAAGACTAAAAGAACTCAGGCAGTAAACGAAGCAAAAGATAAAGTTAAAGATACTGTCGATAATTTATCTAATGTACTTCAAGACCTATTCGAAATATTCAAAGAGGTACTACCTAGTTCTCAAAATATCAATAACAGGTTGGGGTCCTTAGGCGTTTTAGGGGAGGTTTTTTTACAGGCCGCAGAAAACACAAAATCAAGAATGGTAGAAATTCTAGTTGAAGAAATGTTATCGACTTTAGGGTGTTCTGAAAACCAAACATTTGATGCATATATTAATGTACCAATTTATATTGAGGTTAAATCTGTAGACTTATTTAAAATATTAAAAAAAGACCCTACAGACCCTATAGTAAAGTTTTCTTATGAAAAGGAAGCAACTCAAAATGGTACAATACCATATTCTATGAATTTGGAACTATACAAAAGGTTGCAGTCCTCGACCAGCTTTCAACAAGATTATGGTAATGGGTTTATTGGATCTTCTGGACAACAACTTTTTGATATACAATATGTGACATCTTATGTAACAAACCAGCAAACAATAACTGGAGATTTTTTCAAAATTACACTTCTACAACAAACAAATACTAAAACAGTAAGTAATTTCTTATTTGATTATTTCACAAGTATTGAAATTTTTAATTTAGATACCTTAAGTTCAAATATATTGAACTACTTACTTGGGTGTTTCAATATCGAATCCCCTAATGAAGAAGTGACCGACTTAGAAACATTCATTTCATTCTTGTTACGGATTATGGGAATATGTACCGACCCATCTAAAAAGATAGATGTTTCCGGTACTGCAAAAATTCCTGAATTAGATAATATAAATGAAGATTTTTTTGAAGTTAGTAATTTACAAAGAAGGAATATTGAAAATCGTGTTAATTTAATCACTTCAGGTCTTATAGAATTTGAAAGTTGTGATTCAGTTCTCTTACCTGTAAACCAACAGGCAGCCATTAACATATTAAATGATATTGTATCGTTTAATGATGTACCGGACAAAATTAACGGGTTACTTAACGGTTTAGGTGATATTGCAAATGATAATAATTGGCAGGGGTTTAATATACCAACATTGAACATTAATGCAGAAATGCTTACAAAATTGATTTTAAATTTACCACACATACTGTTTCAAACAATTTTATCACCAAAAGTAATGTTAGGATTTTTAATTATGGTCAAATCTATACTTTATGGTTTTGATACTGCTGTGAATAATTTAGTTGAATTTATTAAAAAATACTCGAAATTAGTAGTTAACACAATGAGAAGAATCTTTTCAATATTTGTTGAGGAGTTATTTGCAATTATTAAAAAAGAAATTAAAAAACTTGTTGAGTCACTTTTATTGGATATTATAAATGAAGCCAAGGACAAACAAATCGCGATGTATTCAACAATCGTTTATGTAATATTACAACTCGCACAAGCGGTAATTGATTTCAGAAATTGTAAAAGTATTTTAGATGAAATACTTAAACTATTAAATTTAGGTTTGTCACAATTAAATTTGGGTCTACCCATGTTCGCATTAGCGGCATCCAAGTTACTTGGAGGTGTGTCCGACACACGAGCTTACGCAAATGCGATTGAGAATTTACAAAAGGCAGGTATACCCACAGACGATAATGGCGACGGAACACCAAATCTAATGAATCAAATGTTAGAGGGGTTAGTAAAAGGTATGAATAAGGAACAAACTGAGAATGGAAAAACTGAAATTTATATTCCACCATTAACTGTAGTATCTCTAGGTGCAGGTACTACAAAACCAGCAAAAGGATATGGAAAGTCATACTAAAAAAGATTCTGACAAAATATTAGAAATTCTGATGGATTATAAAAATTCATCAAATAAAGATTTAGAATTTGCCTTAGATTTTATTGCAAAAGATTTTTATAAAACAAGAGATTTAATTGTGAAACTAACAAAACATTTAGATTCTTCTGAAAACAGTTATAATAAATTAAAAGAAGAGTACAAAAAAAGAATGAATAATGTCTAACGAAAATTTCAAACCAACAACAGATAGTTACCAATACGAGATGACTCGTAATTTTTACTGGGGAGAAGTTTTACCTGGTGGAACAAACGACCCATTGATGTTAGGTAGAATACGAGTTTCTGCTCTCGATGAAACTTATGACCAAAGAATAAAGGCTGCGAAAAACTTTGATCCAGATGGTTTATCCGATATTAACGGTCCTTGGTCAAAAGAAGATCCTTTCATTTATTTACCGTTTTTACCATTTTTTATCAATCAAATACCACAAGAAAATGAGAGAGTTATGTTATTCTTTTTTGATAGGAGAAGAAGGACGGGTAGAAATAAATTTTACATGGTTGCCACTTACTCATCTCCACTTACTATCGGTTATGAAAATAGTAAATCATCAAGAACTCATTTAGATGATGGGTATGCTAATTCACAACAAAGTATTCCCCCTATTAAAAATCCTGACGGTACTTACAAAAATCCCGAACAAAATAGTGGTATTTTCGCAGAACCAATAGATATTTCAATACAGGGTAGAGACACATCAGATATTATTTTAAAAAAGAATGACTTACTTTTAAGATCCGGCAAACATTTACCATTCGAAAAAGGACAGATTCCCGCATTAAATAATAAAAGGGCTTTTATTCAAATGTCTAAGTTTGATAAAAAAATAACTTTTGGTGAAGAGCAAAGATTACAAAGAATAAATCAAAGAACCGAATATATTAAATTTATTGTTGAGTATTATTGTATAACTCCAAATGTTGCACCGAATATTGATGTATTCACTGGTGGTGTTTACATATACCAAATACCTGAAGACATAAAACCTTACGAACTTAAAGTGGGTGTTTTTGATGTAGGCACAAACTATACAGGAACCACTAATTTAATTTATAGTAGACAGATTATCGCACAATCCATGGATAATTTTGCACTTACTGTAAATCAAGTGGTAAAAGATTTCAAAGATAGTCCACAAACACTAACAAGTGTAAAAGATGGTGATCAGTTTGTTTTTTATTATAGACCTGATTTTGCAATACGAGAAACTGTAAGCAACTTCACGGGAAATATTGATGTTATGTCAATAACAAATATGTCAACACTTATGTCAAAAGTTTATGCTTCTGCATCTGATGTTATTACAGGATATGGTTTAGTTATTAATAAAGATCTTGATAAAGACTTACCAACTGAGGTGATTAACGAAAACCAAAGAGAAGTTACAGTAGAAAATATAAATTATACTACCAATCTTATAGGTGCCGATAGTTTATATTTACTTTCACACGACACAAAAATTCCAGGAAAAGACAAGGTAAATTTAGAAAATACTCTTTACGGTATAGGTCCTGAATTAGTATCTAATAACATTGACCCCAACACATCCTCCATGGTGAGGGGTGACGAGCTCATGGATTTATTACAATTAATTGTAAAGTTTTTAGTTACCCATGACCACCCATACCCAATGTTACCCCCAACACCTGTTAGTAAAGCTTCAGGTATACAAGTTAATCAAGTCTTAACTAAATTAGAAGAAGCATACGAGAAAGTTTTAAATAAAAAAATTCGAATTAATTAAGTATTTATAGATAAAAGTAAAATGTCTATATATAAGTCTTATTTTAGTAAATCTAATACTCTAATATATAATTCATACACCAATACGGCAAGAAATCCGATTGTTGAATTATTCTATGGTAGAGTGGATAATCTTAGTGTGCCGGTTGGTTATAGTAGATACATTTTTGATATCGATCTTACTAATTTGACTAATCATATTCAATCATCGGTAATTTCTACGGGTTGTACTTCCGCAATGACACATACATTAAAAATGACAAATACTTCATTTTTTGATAATGAGTTATTAAATAGTAAAACATCACAAGGAAGAAGAAGGGCCACATCATTTGATTTAGTTTTATTTAGAATACCTAAATATTCAGGAACTACCGGTGTTCCACAACAATGGGACAGTGGTGTTGGTTATGATTACTATGATTTTGGGGTGACGGATTTAAATGATAGACCTTTTTCTGATAGACCGTCCAATTGGTTTCAGACAACCACACTTTCAGGATGGTCATACAATGGAATCTATAATAATACTAATTCATTAACAGGTACAACAGGTTTAAATTTCTCAGGTCTCACTATAGTAGACAGACAACATTTTGAATTTGGAAATGAAAACATTGAGTTTGATATGACTCAAGAAATCAATGGTATTATTCATGGTACAATTACAGGCACTACAGGTTGGGGTATTGCATTTTATCCGCAATTAGAAAATATCACAGGATTAACTGAAAACTATTCTGTTGGGTTTTTCTCCCCTCATACACAAACATTTTATGAACCATATTTAGAGACTTCTTATGATGATTTAATTATCGACCAACGAAACCAATTCTATTCAGGTAATAATAATGATCTATTTTTATATGTTTATGAAAATGGTAACTACATTAACTTAGACCAAGACCCACTTGTAAACATCATAGATGGTGCTGGTGAACCTGTAAGTGGTTTCACAGGACTTTCTACCTGTTTAGTAACGAAAGGTGTTTACAAGGTAACTATTTCAGGGTTAACGGCGAATACAGTTCCGTGTGTGTTCTACGATGTGTGGAGTGGATTAAGTGTGAACAATGTTGAAATCCCTGATGTCGAAAATGAATTTATTCTTTTGAAGAAATATGGTAATATCAAAATAGGAACTACCACTGAAACCCCTAAGTTATATGGGTTCTCTTTTGATGGGATTAAACAAAACGAAAAGGTTTTAAACACGGATGTTAGAAAAGTAAATATAACCATCAAGAAGGCTTACACATCGAACCAACCATTAGATAACATAGAAGCATATTACAGAATATATGTAAGAGAGGGAGCAAACACTGAGGTTCAGGTTCAAGATTGGACAAGAATAAACCAAACAACAGATGGTTACTATTTCATGTTTGATACAACCGATAAGATACCTAATGAATATTTTGTGGATATAAAAGTAAATTCTGATAGAAATATCGATACATATAAAAGGGAACTTCAGTTCCAAATTGTAAATAAAAAATAATTATGGGCAACATAGAAAGAATAATAAGAAAAGTATTAAATGAAGATCATAGAATGAACAATTCAAGATACATGTTTTTTTCTAATTTACAACAGATGAGAAGACAATGTGATCTATTGTTAGATTTAGACCCAAACATGGTGGAGAGTATTTTAGAAAATGGTCACGATTGGGCCCAAGATCATATCGCAGAGGCTAAAAACAACATGGATCAAGTTTTTGATTTTTTGATGAATGAATCAAAAAAAGATGGTATGGAACTTTCTATGAATATCGATGACGAGGATATGATGATGATTGAGGGTAGAAAAAAAACAGGGACTAAACTTTGTGCAAGAGGTAAGTCGGCAGCTAAAGCAAAATATGATGTGTATCCTTCAGCTTATGCCAATGGGTACGCAATACAAGTATGTAAAGGAAAAATAAAAGGACTTGATGGTCAAAAAAGATGTTCAGGAACTTATTGTTAAAGTGAACTTAAAATATTTTTAATAATTTTTTCTAAGGACTCATTTTGGGTCCTTTTGTTTTTTGGTTTGTATGATGTCATAATTGGTTTTTGACCTTTACCTGTTTGGGTGTCTTTTTTCTCGGCCTTTCTTTTTTGTTGGCAAGCGGCCTTTTTAGCCGAATCACTCATTTTACCAGCAACACCAGCTGCCCTACACTTAGGATAAGCACCTTTAGATGTGTCAGGTCTTCCACATGGTGGGTGTTTACCATCTACTTTTCTACATATGTTAACCCATGGTCCTTTTGGTTGTTTTGATCCTTTAGGTTTTTTCTTTGTTCCAAACCAAACCGCCAAATCTTCATTTAAATTAATTTTATCTAATTCCACCCATTCTTTAATCGGTACTATATTTGTATTTTTTCCAGGAAACCGATTTATTGGGTTACCTTCGGTATCACTAAAAGTTGATTGGGGGTTATTTTTAATATAGTTATAGATTTTTTTTGCAATTTTTTCTTTCTTACCTATTTGTTTTTTACTTCTTTCCATTTTTCCATCATATGAATCATATTCTAAATCAGGACTTTTATAGTCCGAAACATTTTCGGTAAACGGACCTAAATCTTTCTTTTTAAAATATCTAATTCCTGATTGTAAACGACCGACATAACTTCCTCTTGACCCTGTATTTGTTGAGGTAACTTCGTTTAATAAAAAAAACTTTTCTTGTTGGTTCATAACAATAAATATCTTTAAAATAAAAAAGGTCAGATTTCTCTGACCTTTTTCTTATTCATTATTTAATTGATTATCTCAATTCTCTTAAGTCAAATGTTCTAACTCCATCAACTGTGATTCTACCATAGAAACGGTTGTTAACCATTTTCTTAGCGTATCTTGTCATGATACCTTTGATTGGTGTAAAGTTGAATGGGTTATACATTGTAGGTGTTAATTGTAGAGGTACATACGGTGCGTAAACATAACCAGTGTCTAACAATGATGTTCCTTTGTGACCCAACAATACTGTGTTTGGTGGGAAGTAAGGATCACGGTAAACTTGGTAACGACCAGCTAATGTACCAACTCTTTCAATACCCATGTTGTATTGATCTTGCTCCGGTGAAGCGTTAGATACATGGAAGTATTCTAAGTCATCAAAAATAGCTGAAATTTCAGAAGAAACTACGATCCAGTTAGCTCCACCTCTCAAAGTAGATTTGTGGATTTGTGCCGAAATTTGGTTAATCGCAGTGATTAATGTTTGGTTCCAGTCTTTTTGAGTGTACTGAGTTAATGGATTTGCAGTAGTACCTCTTTTCCATCCGTTGTAATCCCAACGAAGTGTCCAAGCTGCGCCTTTTCTCAAATCACGAAGAATTTCACGATCAATTTCTGCCGCCACTTGCTCAGATAATAAAGCTGTTAATTCAGCTTCAGCATCGATATTGTGGAATGCAGATACATCTTGAGCTAATTCAGGAGACCATTGTGCTCTTAGTTTTCTTTCTGTAACAGATACAGTAACTGACTCAAGGTCAAAAGATACTTCACCGATCTCATCTTCGAATTCCAATTCTTTGTATCTTCTGAATGTACATGTAAACGCAGCTCCTGCAGTGGCAAGACCAGTAATTGGTAAAGTGAACCCTGAATATCCGTCAATTGAACCTGTACCGATAGTTGCAGGAACTTGTAGATCCAACTCTAAATAGATGATACCATCTTGTGAACAAAGGTTATCATAAGAACCTCCGTTACCTGTAGATGACCAAGTTGTATTTGCTTGTGTACCATATTGTACAATACCTTTACCATATTTTTGAGTAACAACTCTGAAAAGAATATCACTAGTACCTAAACCTGAGAAACCATTAACACCCGCTTGTACAGCATTTACTTGTAAGTCAGATAAGAATGCTTCATTATCCATTTCCTGACCATCAGGTCCAATTAATTTACCAGCACCCGCATTAGAGAAACCTGATAAACCGATTAATACTTTTCTGTACTCACCTGCTGAATAACCAGAAGACACTAAATTGTAACCATTCCAAACTACAGTGCCAACAGCACTTGAAGTAATTGCCGTATAAGCTCCTTTTGAATAGTCAAATAAACCTGCAGGATCTAATCCTGGCTCATTTCCTTCATAGAATAAGTCATACAAGTTAGTACCACCGTATGTACTAGTTGATCCGTAACCTTGTCCTTGAGTTGCAGTAGCATCACCTACTAAAGTAGCGGGTGAACCAAGTGGTGGAAAGTGTTGTATTTGGTTATTAGCTGCCGCTTGGTAACCTTGGATTTTAGGTACAAAGTAGAACAATTTACCGATAGGTAAGTTCATTGCTTGTACAGATACTAAATCATTAGCTAACAATTTAGAGAATACGCGTCTTACGATAGGGAAAACTACAGTTTCGAATGAACCTGAGCTATCAGTTGAAGCCGCTTCGTTAATAAGGTGAGATGCTTGGTTCTCATATAATTGAGCCATGTTCTCTTTAATGTGTCCTTTAAGACCATCTAGGAATCCTAATTTATCCCATTTGTTAATTGTATCTTCTTTGATAACTTTAAGGTGTTTCAACCCGATGTTACCAACAAGACCTGATTCTAATAATGCTCCCATTTTATTTTTTTTTAATTTAGAGTTTATTTATTTATTTAATTTTTGACATCAAATCTCTCATTCTCATGAATTGAGGATTCTCATAAGTTTTACTTTCAATTAAGTTTGTTGATGATCCGTTAGCTGGTGTTCTATTAACTTTTGTCTGAACTGACTCAGTTACCATCTCACCACCTTTACCATCTAATTCATTTTTAATTGACTTGTAAAGTGTTTTAGATTCCTTGATAGATTCTACATTATCAAATCTTCTTAGAATATTTATTTTTTCTTGTTTTGTAGTGGAATGTTCAGTGAACAATCTTGTAGCATATGCCAAGTTTGAATTGAATACTGCAACTTCATTTAACTTAGATCTAAAGAAATTCAAAGCTTTTTTGTATTCTTCGTTTTTCTCTTTAATTAAATCAAGTTCTCTTTCTACAGATTCTTTTCTTAACTGACTTGGTGCTGCCACTCTGTCTCTTTCAGCTCTTCTTCTATATGTCATAGTTCTTGACGCTTCAGTTGTTTCAGGTTCCATCATACCTCCAGTAGCTTCAATATCTACCAAATCAACATCTTCTTCCATATCCCAACCTTCGAATGCCTCTTCAGTTTCGGTTTCAGTAACTCCATGTTTAATTTTAGGATATTTAAATTTACTTGCTTTACCCATTCCAACACCTTTTGTGCCTTGTGGTTGGTCTTCTTTGAACCCTTTGTTATTAACTGAAGTTTTAGCCATTCCTGTTCCTACTTTACCCATTCCCATTCCTACTGCTTTAAATGCTTCTACTACTGAGTGAAGATCTTCTTCATCGATTTCATAAATGGATTCTTCTTCAACATTTGAAAAATCATCTTGTCCGAATTGTACATTATCCAAGTCAACCATATAGTCTCCTTCTTCCATGTACATTTCTTCCATGTGATAATCACCTTCTTCAAATTCTTGTTCTTCCATGTGATAATCACCTTCTTCAAATTCTTGTTCTTCCATGTGATAATCACCTTCTTCCATTTCAATTTCGTAGATAACACTTTCTTCTAAATCCAACATTGGTTCTTCTGTATTATCGTCCATGTCTCCAGTTTGAATCAAATACTCATCTTCATCATCGATCAAGTGAATATAATCATCATCCTTCTTAACTATAATTCCATCTTCATCACCCATAGCTTTGAAAACTTTCAAAACTTCGTCAGGTGATGCCGAAGTCATGTCAAGTGGAGGCATTTCCATTTCATTATCACCTTCTTCTTCACCATCTTCGGAATCCATACCAAAGACATATTCTGATTCAGGTTCTCCCCCCTCGTCTTCAACATCAATTACAGCCTCTTCTTCTTCGTCATCTGCAGTCGCAACTACAGGTTCTTCCATTTCAGGCTCTTCTTGTTCGTTTAGGGGTTTTTTTGTTTGTTTTGAATCTACTAAAGACTCTCTAACTAATTCGCTGATTTCTTGTTTCATTGTAGAAGCAAGTATTCCTTTTGCATTTTCACTGATAGCATTTTCAACAGCCTTAATTTGTAATAAGGTTTGTTCAACTATCGATCCTGTTTTTTCTGTACTCATTATTTTAAGCAATGCGTTACGCGTTTATTTTACAGATAAATATATCCTTATTATAAAAAAATCATTATATTAAGGTTTTCAGATAAAAAAAAATAGATATAAATAAAAAGGGACACCTGTTGGCGTCCCTTAAATTTTTGTAGTAATAATTAATAATTATTCAATAACTTCATCAATTTTTGATTCAACTATTGCCGTAATTCTCCAATCCATTGTATATGATTCATATACTTTAGTAACTTTTGCCTCAACATCAGTTGGTGAATATCCTTTTACTAATTTTTCTTCTCTAATTTTTTTAATCTTTCCTGTGTTCTCATCAGGCATGTCTGTTGTAATTTTTGCAATAAAATATTTTTCTTCCATAATGTGTTTTTTTATTTTAAATAATCGGTCAATCTTTTCATTAAGTCAACAGATTTCTCTAAACCACTACCTGAAAAATTACTTTTATCATGTTCGGCAAGTTTTTCTTCATACTTTGGTCGGTCTTCCTTGTTTAAGTAAAGGTAAGCTCCTGGCGTTGACGGTGAAGAAACAAGATCAAAACAAATTAATTCAAAATCATCCTGTACTTCATTTTGCTCACCTTTTTTTACCAAAGAACCAACACCACGAGAAGATACACCCATAGTAACACCCTGTCTCATCATGTTTGCTGCAACATCTCCTTTGGATGACACTATACCTCTTTCGTGAAAACCTGGAGTGGTTAATAATTTAATCTTACCCATTAAAACATTGTTTTCCCACCATATGTCAGTAATAAGATGTGATACTCTATCTAAGTCAATTAATGAAGACTCAGGATGGTTTAATTCAGAAATCGACATCCCTTTATTAATAAGTTCTTTATACTTATCAGCCTCTCTTCTTAATATGTTTTCAGGATAAACCCTACCGTTTCTGTTAGGTACTCCGTGTTTTTGTAATGTCGCATAGAACACAAAAGGTTTTGAGTGTTCTAACTGTCCGTAAGATTCTTTTATTATATCGGTATTTCTCTCATCATTTGGATTGATGAATCCAGCATCCCATTCTACAAGTATTCCTTTACCACTATCATTCGGTCCTAAAATTTTCATAATCTATTTTTAATAAATAAATATTAGGAAATAACCATTTCTGGATTTTTTGTTTTATTAAGTGTAAAAAACTTACAATTTTTTAAATCGTCAGTGTATATTGCAGTTAATAGTGTTTTGATTTTATTTCTTAAAATAAGTGATTTGAATTCTACAAATTTATTATGAATGAAAAGTGTAATCTCTAAATTTAAAAAACTCTTTTTACCTTTTTGTATCCCACTTGTTCTCAAGTCTAAGTCGACTATTTGTTTCTTTTCGAAGAATGTGAAGTCTAATACTTCTAATAATGTGTGTTGTATTTGTCTTTTAATATGACCTGTTATTTTTTCCCAATTATCATAATCATCTGATGGTTGGATCCATGTCTGTAGTACTATGTATATGGATTTCATTTCTTTTGAATCTACCGTACCATAGTAACATTTAGCATCATCAAAAACATTTAATTTCGATGTTTTTCCTTTTTTCATTCTTCATAACTTAAAGTTTATTTGTTTTATACAATTATAATAAAAATAAACATCGTTGTCAAAAATCGAAAAATCTTGTATATTTATATCAAAAGGAGGAAAAAAATATGATTATAGTACCAGTAAAAAACCCTAACTCTATTGAGCAAGCACTTAAACAATATAAATTTAAAGTGTATAAAACAAAACAAATCGAAAGGTTGAGGGAATTACAGGAGTTTACGAAACCTTCAGTTTCAAAAAGAGACCAGAAGAAAAAGGCAGCTTATTTACAAAAAAAGAATAACTAGTTATTTGTTGTCACCTTTTTTGTGTGTAAAGAAATCGACTGAAGTCAAACCTAAACACCCAAAGGCCAACAGACCTACAGCATCCACCAAAGTTGATGATGGTTCGTATTTTCCACAACTAAACATAGATATAAATAATCCTACAATTAGGGATAATCCACAAAGAAGACCAATAAACCTTTTAGAGGAAATCCCCCCATTTGCCCCTTCCATCATTGATTTAAAAAACCTAATCATAATCCTTGACTTAAACCCCTCAACTTATAAAGATTGAATCTATCATAAGGTGATTCATTAATTTTTTTGATTGTATTTTCTATTGTTGATTTTAAATCAGATTCTGTCGATTCGTTCAAAGTAGATTTCAAATTAGAAATAACATTTTCTTTAAGTTGGTCCATTTCGGTTTTGATTTCTTCATCCGACATAGATGACAACTCCTCTATAACTTTTCTTTCTGATTCTGAAATATTTTTTAATTCTAATTTAATATTTTCTTCAGCAACCTTAACCATTGTTGAAATTGGTAAGTTAACGCTTTCTATTATATCTTCTTTCTTTTCTTCTAAAATAATATTAGACTTAATTTTTCTTTTAGATTCTAAAACCGTGGATAGGTCTTTGATTGATTTCTTATATATCGTATTATCAATATCCTTGTATTCATTAGTATGTTCCAATACAATAGAATCAATCCAATTACTTACCTTTGTAATATGTTTTGAATTACCTTCAACTAAAATTTGAGAATACTCAACAGTTTCATTTATGTAATCTTCGGCGATAGATTCATTAATACCCTTGTTAGAAGATAAATCATCGTAGATATAATATAACTCAGCAATGTCTTTGTTTTCTAAAACCATTGATTTAAATTGTTTCAAAAAAGATTTAAATTCAGGTTTTCCGTATAAACCGATAGATGCTTTTTCTATTTTTGTTTTTATAGTGCCAAAAGTGTTCATAGTTTTTATTTAATAAATATTACTTATTCAATAAAGATTTAACTCTTTCATCTATTTCAATCAACGAGTTTCTTCCTTTAGATAATTCTATAACATCTGCAGAATTAAATAATGACAAATCTTCCAATATTAAATCTAATCCATCTTTATTAAAACTTTCAGGTGTTACCCCTCCAGGTTCAGGTGATGGTGAGCCTTCAGGTGGTGGTGGGGCTCCTCCGCCTAAATCTCCACCTCCCATATCCATATCACCTCCTTCAGGTGCCGCACCTCCTTCAGGTGTTGCTTCACCATCTTTTTTACCGTAAAGTTGGTCTATAGTATCAAAAAGTCCGGTTTTAGGTATACTCTCAGCAGTTTTTACAAGTTCTGCAGCCACTGCCCTTTCTACCCTTTGTTGTTGTATATCTAATCTTATTTCTTCATCTGAGAACCCTAAGATATGTTTTTTAGCCCAAGACGCTGAAACAGGGGCTACTGTGTCTGCGATAGGTGTAACTGCATCTTTATACAGAAGTATTTTTTCCTTCCATAGTTCGATTGAAAGTAATTCAGATTGTTTAGATGGATTGTGTAAACCTAATGTGAAGTTTGTTAATTCGTCTTCAAAACCTAATAAAAAAAGATGAATAATTGCAATTTTATTTAATTCTGCAATCATAGACTTTTGAATTCTATTGATAGTTCTCGCAAAACGAATATCTAATAATGATAAATTTTTACCATCACCTACCGCCTCTTCGAATCCTAAATAAGCCTTAGGTATTCTAAGAGCTGTAACTAATTTCTTTTGAATATACTCAATGTCTGCGATTTCAGCTAAGTTCGTACCACCTGGTAATGTTTCAATAGGGTTGGTTGCTGCCGGATCACGAACAGGAATGAAATAATCTTGGTCTACCGCCATTTGATTATACCTCATATCGACATTACCTGTTGAGTGATCAACAATTTGATCTCTTTTAAATTTATTAGCAACTCTTTGTACATATGGGTCAACATCTTTGTCGTCCATGTTACCGACAAATACTTTAAATACTCTTCTTTCAGGTGCTCTAGATACACGATAGATTAACATCGCATCTTCAGAAAGTAATAATTGTTTCCAAATTCTACGAGCCTTTTCGAGCATCGATGTACCATACGGTAGTTTTCTATCGTCACCTAAAATTCTAAAGTGTGCTACTTCCCAAGTATTGAACTCCATGTTTTTTTCCTTCCAAGTAAACTTCAAAGCGTCGTTTTCCATTTCTTGTGAGTACTTATCAGGTTGAAACCTCATCCCTTTTTCTAATCTTTCGATTTGAATGTTTGGTAGTTGTTGACATCCAACAATACCATTTTCAGGATCTAACTTAAGATATACAAAGTTGTCACCAAACTTACATGTGTTTCTTGTCCACATTGGTAAGTTGGTGTTAATATCCAATTTATTAACAAAAAGATCGATTAATACTGATTTTATTCTTTTTGATTCAGAATAAACTTTTAATATAAGTCCATCTTGATCTGGTGTTGTGGATTCTTCAGAATAAATGTCTAATGCCGCAGAAATTTCAGGTGTATATTCCATAGATTCATAATCATAGTATGACGCCATTCTTGTTGGTTCATAATATACCGCTTGTTGGTATAAATTATTTTCTACTTTTTGCCATTGTTGGCCGATATACATTGTCTGCTGAGATTGTAATTTTTCTTTTTCAAACTCAGATTTATCTGTTGTCTTTAATAGCTCCTTTTTATCAAATTTGAATACGGGAGATTGTTGGTCAAGGGTTGCATTAGGACCAAAAGTCCTACTCAATCTTTGCCACACCGTTAATTTTTGTTCTGACATAATTTTTTTCTTAAAAAATAATATGGTTAGTTATAAACTAAACCCTTTTACCACTGAATAACCATAAATACTTTTCATAATCACTTTTAGTGACCGTGTTTCTCTGATATCCTGTTTGATCTCTCTGTGATACTGGTAAACTTGGATTAAAACTTGTATACTCTTTATGATAAGTATTACTTTCTACTGACCAAGAATCTAACATTGCCTTTGTTTGTTCTGTTACTTTTTCTAATTGGGCAAAAGATGTTTCAGCAACATAAATTGCTATTGCAAATGACATTATCAAGTCATCATGTTGTCCTTTTTGGTGATCAGGTCTACCGTTTACATAAACGAATGTATTCAATTCATTAAATAACCTTTGTGATCTGACAACAAAATCATACCTTAAAGCTTCCTCAAATGATTGAATAATTAGAACTCGTTTTGCGTTAAAATTAATACCAGGAATTTTATCATTAGCCTTTGGGTCCCACTTCCATTTATCTGCAGGGTTTACCCCATCAACATATAAATTTTTATATCCAAGTTCTTGTAATTTTCTTGATGTTGACACTCCCATCCCTCCTGTTATATCAGTCACGATAAGGGAACCATACATAGTTCCCCACTTGAAAGCAATTTCTGCTAAAACATCGGGTGGGATTTTTCCAATATATTCTAAAACTTGTTCTCTTGAGTCAAAATCAATGATTGATATAGTACTAAAATCTTCACTATCTCCTCTTGATACATCGACACCCATAATATATTTATGACCAACAATAGGTTCTTTCCATTGCCAAAGTGCACCTCCCATAAATTTATTAACAGGTTCTTGGATGTGGTTTTCTTTTATTTTTTTCATCGTTTCAGGTGGGATAACATTGTCACCCGAACCTAAAAAATTACATTCTAATTCTTGAGAAATTTTTCTTTTGTCAAACTTTAACTTTTTGGCCATAGCCTCAAACCAAGAACTATACGGTTTGTAACCTTTATTAATTTTTTCCTTTATTTCTTCAAAGTCTCTATTAATTACTTTGACTTCAGTATAGTCTAGTATGATTTCAGAATCATTATAATCCGCCCTATTCAACATATAGTGAACAATATCATCACACTTAATTAATTTCAGATCCTTAGAATATCTAGGATCTCGAAACCAATACATTTCTGTTATTTTAAAGTCATTCATTCCTTTTATCGCCTGACTGTAAATTGAATAATATATTGGATCAAATCCATTTGGTGTTGATATTACTATAACTTTACCTCCTGTAGATAGGGATGCCATACACGCTGACCAGAAATCTTCGTCCGCATTAATATATGCTGCCTCATCAAAGATTAAGATCGTAGGTGTATACCCACGCAAAGCATCCTTAGATGTTGCAACTGCCTTTACTTCACATCCGTTAGTTAATTTAAAATGTCTTTGTGAATTTTTTTCGTTAGAGAATGTTACACCTAACCAATTTGGCCACTGTTCAACAAAAGCTCTCACTTTATTTGCCATCTCTACAGCGGTGTCCATTTTATTTGCAATAATCAATATTTTTTCTGGTTTTGATTTTTTAGCAAATACTAACCTTTTAGATGCCCATGCGGATGTAACGGTTGAAACACCGGCTTGTCGGTATTTAAGTGCGATATTTTCTTCACACTCGTCATAATCTTTAACAAGTGTAACCTGATCATTAAAAAGTTCTAATGGAACATATTTGGACTGTGTGTTGTCGTAAGTTTGTAAATATGTTTTTAAGGCGTAAGGTGTATCATTTACACACTTAGCATACTCTAATAATATTTGTTCTTTCGATAACGACATTCATTTTTAATTTCTTCTACGAATTACATCGAGAAGTTCACCTTTTGTGGTATGTGGAGGTAAATGATTTTGTAATATTCTAAGAATACCCTCTTCAAGATTTTTAACTTCTTCGTCCGTTTCTTTTTTCTTGGGTAACCCTTTTCTTTTAGTCGATGCAAAGTCTTCTAATTCTTTGTAAGTCATGTCTTTAGCCATTTTCTTTACTTCTTTAGAAACTTTAGATTTTGCAGTATCTCCTTTTTTCACTGAAAGTGCCAATCCCATTATTTTTTGTTGTTGTTGGGAAACTGACTTCTCCTTTACTTCAGTCTCCTCTTCTTTAACCTCAACATCAACACCTGAGTCTGTCATTTTTTTAAGATCGACAGTCCCCAACTTATCTGAAGAAACTGTTACCTTACCTTTTTGCTCATTTATTCTTTTAAAAAGAACATTTAACTGGTTTTCGTTTAGTTTTTCTAATGTATTCATAGAAAAACCTTCATGTAAAAGTTTAACTAATTTAGGATTCATGTGTTTCATCTTTGACTAAATTTTTTTCCCATTTTAATACGACATCTCTTTCGTAAAGTTTGTTTTCTACAGATTCGTCTGTTTCACCAAAGTGAAAAACTAATCTTTTATACTTGTTGAATGTAACTGAGTCAGAATCAGATTTTTCCCAAGCTAACCCAATAACACCATCTACTGCATCATATACTCCAAAATAATCAGACTGTTGTATCAGTTCTAATTCTATTTCTGAGTTTCTTAAAACCCCAACCTTTTTTATAAATTCTATTTGAGGGGGGAGTGGTTTTCCACCTGATGGTGTTGCATCCCAATCTTCACCCCACACATCATTAATATCCGAAAATATAAATTCGTAAATGTTATCACCTTTGTAATTAGGTCCTAGCTCATTTACATAAATCAAATTCATATAATCGATCCTGTTGGTGTTACTTTAATTTGTTTACCTTCTTTAATAAAAACTAAGTTGGACTTATTGGTTTTACCAATGAATTTGGTTCCTTTATTTTCCTCTATCAATTCCAAACTAACTTTGTATTGAGTGTTGTTTTCACTTAATTTTCTCAAATCCCTCAATGTATCTATTTTATTAATTTTAGATTTTATAAAATCTTTTTTTGATTTTTTTTCTAAACCTTTTTTTTCATCTTCATTAATAATAAAATAGTTTGATAAAACACTTTCTACAGATTCTTTGAAAGTGTATGTTTCTACAGGTTCAGACATTTCAGGTTCCATTCCCATCGGCTCTTCGCCGTCCATCGGTTCTGGCATTTCAGGTTCCATTCCCATATCGAAGTCTTCTTCTCCTGACAAGTCAAACTCACCCTCACCTTCAGCACCATATTCATCAGATTCGTCGAATTTAGAAAGTATATCTTCTTTATCGTCTTCATCTAAACTATCTAAATCCATTGCAGATATTATAGAATTAATTACATACTTAATATCTTGAGAATCTAGTCCTTGATCTTTATCAAAAGCTCTAATTTTTTGACTTAATTTACCTGTTAGTCTTTGAATTGATTTCAAACCTGCTGGTCCTTGTGGTTCTTCGTCACCATCGTCTTCTCCACCCATTTCAGGTTCCATACCCATTGGCTCTTCACCATCTACGGGTTCTTCTCCACCCATTTCCGGTTCCATACCCATTGGTTCTTCTCCACCCATTTCAGGTTCCATACCCATTGGTTCTTCTCCACCCATTTCAGATCCCATAGGAGCATCCGCTGGTGGTTCAGGTGATGGGGAAGGCATTGGTGCCGGTTCCATTGCAGGTTCCGGTGCTGGCATTTCTTCAGATTTAGGTTTAGGAGTTCTTAAAACATATTTTTTTTTTGCCTCTTGTTCACCAATAAGAGGAATTTCAAATTCGTTTCCAGTTACCCTGTTGACTTCGGCAGCGACAAGATTAAGTTTTTTCATCGCTTCAGAATATGATCTATAATATTTCCTTTGTTTCATAGGTTCGTTATAGTCCATTTCAGACTCGTTCAAACCTTTTTTGAGGATGTATCCTGTTTTTTCTTTAACAATACCATAAGTCATACCATCAGCCAAAGTAATAGTATAGTTAGTTGTGGAAAGTGGATTAGTTTCAGTTTTAGGTGCTTCGTTATAACGAGCAATCTCCATAATTCTTCTTAATTTTTCAACACCTTCTAATTTCTCACTACCAAGAGGTCTTAAATCTCCCATTTTTATATTTGTTTTTAATTGTTTAGTCCATTAAATCCGCCCAAGGCAACTCCATTACATTGTAAAGAAACAACACTCGCCTCATTTTTAACCGTATCGTTCCATACAGGTTTCGGAGTATTGAAAGTCACAATAGTACCTACTGTAGTTCCAGAAGCCGGAAGATAACCAACTACGGTAGTAGTATAATAAGATGTACATGCAGTTGTAGACATAGTAATTTTTCTATATAAATATATTGTTAATTGGTAATTTTTACATTATTCAGATTTTTCTTGCTCTAAGGACAATTTTTTATCCGATAATGTATTTTTGAAATCTTCTAATTTGGATAAGTACCCATTTCTTCTTAGGTATTTAAACACTAAATTCTCATAAGAAAATTCACCCTCTTTTTTAAGTCCGCAAGTTCTATACTTCCTCAACTTTTCTCGATATTTCTTCAAAAGATTCAAACCATCCTCCAAACTTTCATCTTCGGCATTTTCTATTACACCGTCAATTATTGTTTCCCATTGATCAACCTTGTCCTTTAAGACCTTTTCATCTATTGAAAATTCTTCTTTGTTGGGGTACCTTACCCACCTGTCACTTAAGATAGAGTAGGACCCCGCACTCTCTTCGGGGTCAGTAGATGCTTGGGCATAAACCTCTACTTCATATCCTTTTATTTTGATATCGTGTTTTGCGTTGAATACAGTTTTTTTAAGTCTAAAAAGTTCTTTGTATAATTCAACATCTCCATCTAATTTATCTATGTTGTAAATGATGTGTAAGTCGAAATCAGAAAATTCCGACCAATTATATCCTGTTAATGATCCGATTAAGACTACATCTTCAACATATAAATCAACATCCAAATAATCTATAAAAATATTTGCGATTTTTAATAAACGATCTCTGATTTCAGATTTAAGTTTTTCTTCTTGTCCCTCAGAATCTCCCATGTATTTTTCTTTTGGGAAATACCAAATTTTTGGGTTTAACTCATTTTGTAGGTATAAACTATCAATAATTTTTTTATCGGATGCCATACATATAAATATGATAAAAAATTAATTATCTAATTTTTTATATTTGAATGTTCTTGATATTTGAGAATTGAAAAATTTTCCTTGGGATTCTGACAATCTAAATTGAGCAAAGATGTTGTGCGGAACATCTTCATATTCATATCTTAAACCGTTTTTAAATGTAGTTATTAACTTTTTTGATTCTGTATCATACTCGGTTTTTACCAAGTTAGAAGATTCGATTTCACAAACAATTCTTGTGCCTTCTATGTCAGTTCTTTTTATTGCCATCTGGTTCTCTTAATGGGGTTATGTCATCTATATGACTAAGTTTATCCATAATATAATAATGAACTTCGTCTCTGTCAACATCAAAACCATAATCCTTAATTGTTTGAAAAATCTCACGCATTTTTGGTTGGAATTCGGAGTGCAATTTTAATAAGTCTTGGGGGAAGTATCTTGGACTTGCCAACTCTTCTTGTGTCCACCCTTCTCTTTGAAATATTTTTCTCATGTCAAAATAATTCTGTTCTAAATCTTTTGTCAATTCCAAAGTATCCACGAATTTTCTCCAAGCTTTCATAACTATAAATACTACAGATTGGCAATTGATTATTATTTAACTTATGTTTAATTTTGAGTCAAATTAGAAGTTATGATAGAATCCGTAGACGAAAACGAAAAACCAAAAAACAAACCTAAAGATAGTTCCTCAAAAACCCCCGTATTAGATAATTTCTCAAGAGATCTAATTAAGGCGGCAGAAGAAGGGAAGTTGGACCCTGTGATAGGGAGAGAAAACGAGATCAATAGGATTGCTCAAATTTTATCAAGGAGAAAGAAAAACAATCCAATTATTTTAGGGGAACCGGGTTGTGGTAAAACTGCAATTGTTGAGGGACTTGCAAAAAAGATTTTTGAAGGTGATTGTCCTCAAAATTTAGCAAACAAAAGAATAGTATCGTTAGATATGACATCAGTTGTGGCAGGGACAAAATATAGAGGTCAGTTTGAAGAGAGGATGAAGGTTATAATGGAAGAATTATATGGAAATCCCGATATTATAATTTTTATTGATGAAATACATACTATGATTGGTGCTGGTAATTCATCAGGTTCTATGGATGCGTCAAACATATTTAAACCCGCACTTTCAAGAGGGGAACTTCAATGTATTGGGGCGACAACTTTAGACGAATACAGAAAAAATATTGAGAAGGATGGGGCATTAGAAAGAAGATTCCAAAAAGTTATTGTTGACGCATCAACAAAAGAAGAAACATTACTAATTCTTCAACAATCCAAAGAAAGTTATGAAAATTACCACAAAGTAATTTATAGTGATGATATTATGAAACTTTGTGTGGAGTTAGCCGATAGATATATTACTGATCGTGAATTTCCAGATAAGGCATTTGATATTATTGATGAGGTTGGGGCAAGATCTCAAGTGGAAGTAAAACTTCCTGAAATTATTGAGGACTTGAAAAAAGAAGCTTTGAAAATCAAAGAAGAAAAGTTAGATGTCATCAACAAACAAAAGTATGAGGAGGCGGCTAATTTACGAGACAAAGAAAGAAAAGTTCTTGCCGAATTAGAAAATGAGAAACAAAAATTCGAAAAGAATCGTGACATGTTTAAAAGAGAAGTGACTGAAGATGTCGTTTATGATGTAGTTTCTTTAATGACAAAAATTCCTGTGAATAAAATATCTACAGATGAAACACAACAACTTATTTCTTTAAAAGAAAATTTGAACACAAAAGTTATTGGTCAGGATGATGCTGTAAGTAAAATAGCAAGGGCAATTCAGAGAAATAAAGTTGGTTTAAACGATCCGAAAAAACCTATTTTCAGTGGTCTGTTAATTGGTAATTCGGGAGTCGGGAAAACAGAACTCGCAAAACAATTGGCAAAACATATGTTTAACAGTGAAGACGCTTTAATCCGTTTAGACATGAGTGAGTTTTCAGATAAAATTTCAACATCCAAATTGACGGGAACATCACCAGGTTATGTGGGGTTTGAAGAGGGCTCACCATTTTTGAATAAAATCAAAAACAAGCCATACTCTGTAATTCTATTAGATGAAATAGAAAAGGCACATTCCGATATATTCAATGTTTTTTTACAGATGTTGGATGAGGGTATGTTAACAGACGGTCATGGGAGAAAAATAAATTTTAAAAATTGTATTATTCTAATGACTTCTAATGTGGGAACTAAGGTTGTACAAGATTTTGGGACGGGTGTCGGTTTTTCAACAACGGCAAAAACTGAAAGAAAAGACGATGAGATCAAAACACTTTTGGAAAAAGAGCTATTCAAAAAATTCCCGCCTGAGTTTATCAATAGATTTGATGATATAGTTTATTTCAAAGACCTTAATAAAGAGGATTTGTTAAAAATTGTTGATTTAGAACTTAATAAATTCTACGAAAGAATTTCTAAGTTAGAGTTTTCTGTAGATGTCGATGAGACACTAAAAAAACATCTAATAGAAGTCGGAATGGATACTCGTTTTGGGGCTAGAATACTTAAAAGAACCGTACAGAAATGGATTGATGATGCAATCACTGAAAAAATCCTTACAGATAACCCAGAAAAAGGATCAAAGTTTGTTCTTACTTATAACGAGAAGGAAAAGAAAACTGATGTTAAAATAAAAAAACCAATTAAAAGAAAAAAATAATTTTGCAAATGTTAAAAACTTTTGTACATTTGTAAAAAAACAGCAATGAACATAGAAAAATTTAAAGAGCTCCTTTCAGTCCCAAGCAAGACATATCAAGAAGAAGATATGGTAGAGTTTATTTGTGACGAGTTGGGGGATATGGAAGGGGTTACTTTCTATCGTGATGTAATGATGAACATCTACGCGACAAAAGGTGTGTTAGAGGAAGGTGAATTTTACCCTATGTTTATTGCTCACACAGATACAGTACACAGTAAGATTGAAAAAATAGTAGTTAAAGAAGAAAAACTTGCTCGACCTTACACTTTTGGTAAATCCTTTGACAACACACCAGTTGATGTATTAAAGGCTTATGACACTAACGGTAACCCAACAGGTATTGGTGGTGATGACAAGTGTGGTATTTTTATTTGTTTAGAGTTACTAAAACAATTAGACAAAGTAAAAATTGGTTTTTTTGTTTCAGAAGAAACAGGATGTCACGGTTCATCAAAATGTGATGAAAACTTTTTACAGAATGTTGGTTATATCACTCAATATGACGCACCTGGTAATCACTTAATTACCGAGATTTGCTCGGGAGTTCGTTTGTTTGAAAGGGAGAGTGAGTTCTTTGAAAAAACATTAGAAGTTATTACGGAATCTTTTGGTAATGAAATGTTAGTTCAATCTCACCCTTACACCGACATTTCACAACTAAAAAAGAAAATCAATGTTTCTTGCATTAACATGTCTTGTGGTTATTACAATATGCACTCAGTTCAAGAGTTTGTATCCTTAGACGATGTAAAAAATGCGATTGAAGCAGGAAAGAAGATGGTTGCAGTATTGGGACTTAAAAAATACACATACGAATATGCTCCTATCAAATATACTCCTCAATTAATAATGAATTCACTTGTGGAAGATTTAGATGAAGAAGTTTTTGATTACCCTGAAGAAACTTTTCATCGTTTAGGGAGTATAGACGCATATGAAGAAAAAGATGGTATCACATTAAGTGACGCTTATGACGATGGATTTTTATTTATCCCCGATGAGGATTTAGTAAGTCTTTATGAAATTATTAAAGAAAGATTGATTAAAAAGTATTAATCAATATAAGGAACAATCGGTGGAGTTTCCAACATATCCAAGATACGACGTAATGGGGCGGACCCTTTTTTAAATGGTTCTCCCCATGTGTTTCCTTTACGTAAACCATAATTAACCATTAAAGTGTCACTATCAACATCAAATATTCTAATTTCATATCCTCCTGGAATTTTTTTACTACGATTAAATCCTATTTTTTCATTTAGTGTGTTTAAAATTTGAAAATATTTTTTCATTTTTTCTTCTCCACCCTCTTGAACCATATCGTCTAACTCTTCCATTAAACTTTCTAAATCTCTAATACTTCTTTTATTAAATTCTTCGTAAAATACATCTCTGTTCCAAGCTTCGTATTGAATTTCATAATATTCTGAAGCGTGGTTTGTAACTTCTTTTTCTATTGCTTTAAACATTATATCCAGCAAACAATCTTCGGGAGTTCCGTATCTTACAAATAACATAATGGCGTCACCCCAACTTAAAAAATATTTCCAATAACAATTTTTTGATTGATTTTCAATACCAATAACAGATAAAGAATTACAATATATTTCATCAATATATCTTGGCACTTCCGCATCCGTTGCTCTATCATTTGCATATGCATAAGCCTCTATTAAATCATCCTTTGTTCTGCTACTTACAGATTCAATAAAATCACATATTTTATCCGTTTCTTTACCATCTTTCCACTTAACGTGATTATCAATAACCTCAAAAGAATTTAATAAGTGTGGTTGATATTTTTTTAATATCTCATATAAAAGTTTTAATGGATCACCGTTTATTGATTCAATTATATACCCATCATTCCAATCTTCACTTGCTCTATCCCAAGTATCCCATTCCCATTGACCTCTACGCATAGAATCAAGATATCCCGCTTCATACCAAGCATCTGAACCTTCATCACCATAAGTTTCTTTGAAAAAAAATCTTAGGTATTCTTCTAATCCATCATGGAAAGTGAAAGTTATACCATCATAACCTACTTCATAATAGTCTGAATAATCAGTACCATCACACCCATCAAAATCAGTTTCATATGGGTCAATCTTTCTTTTATTTAAAGCAAGAATTTTTTCGTAGTCGGTTAATTCTATCTCATCTTCGTCTTGTTCAAAAATATCTAATATTTTTCGCATATATAAATAAATATATTATTAACAACATATATTAAAAAAAAATATTATATTTGTATCTAATCTCAACATTCTAAAACCCCATTTTAACCATGCAAAAATTTTCTATAACTCTATTAATTTTTTTATCATCTTTTTTTTCAATTTCACAAGTTATTACGGTTGAATTTGAAAAAACTAAATTTTTTATTTCTGAAGGTAGAATATCACCAAAGGATTTATTACTCGATACCTCCTCGATGTATGCAAGTGAGCCAAGTAAGTATAAAAAAGTTTTTGATTTAGATAGTAATATTTGTAAATTTTATATTAATGATTCTCTTCAGAGTTCTTTAAGTATAACCAAAGTCGAAAAGATTGAAGGAAGTTTAATTAAATTAACCTTTATTGAAAAAGATTTAAGAGACGGATTCCCTCTAGTTACCCATCAATTTGTAAGTGATACAATATGTTATTATTATTGGTATTGGGGAGGTCAGGATAACTTATCTAATTTAATTTTAGAAGAGGTAAGTAGTATATCTATAAAATAAAAAAAGGTGGGTATACCCACCTTTTTTATTAAATTAATTTAAAGTCTTTAACAATCGGATTTAAGGGTCCCCTTCCAATTAGGGTGATTTAAAGTTAGTTGAGAAACCACCATGGAAGAAATAGGTTGATTACTTTCATCCACTATCTGACCAGTTTTACATGAATAAGTATAATCTTTTCCACTTCTATCATTTATCCATCCTAAATCTTGACTCCACTGTTTTAAATCAAACCCGACTCCGTCGGCACCATTGTTTCCAGTATTAGCAATACGCATTCCTTTTCTATTTTTTTCCGCAGCTACAGAATATTGCGCCCAATCCATCACTTCTTGTTCGTTGATTACTCTGGATACGATTCTTTTCAAGTCACTTTCAGTTAATCTTACAATTTTACTCATAATTAATATTTTAATATAATTTTATTTACTATATTCTATAAGTATATTGTTTTAAGTAAAAAAATTAATTAATTTGATTTTTTAGGATATAATATTTATATTTGTATTATTATTCTTTGAAGTAGTCAATTAAGATATATGGGCCTATATTGGATTTGACGGGCGTTGGTTGAATAAAAGAAGCATGTCGGGACTGAATTAATCTCGTTAAAAACTGATTCGAACAACAACTGGCAATGTGCTAAACAACCTTGAGACTTTGGGACTTATCTCAACTCAAGAAGTTACTGTAGCTTAATTTAAGTACGGAAACGGGGGGTCGGTGGATACATAACCTAGCAACAGAAATCCTTAAGGTGTGGTTTCTACCCAAAAAGAAACAAACGGTCTCGTTCAGAGGTCTACCGTAACAAAAGTGAACTCGACACAGTTTTTGGTAACGATGTTAAAATAGGAACCAAATATTTTGGAAGGTATGAAAAACCTTATCCTAAACATGTAGTTGTCTCTTAGACAAGACGAGCCGGACGAGGGAGTCGGAGCCCTCTAGGTCCACCAATTAATCCCATCATTTAATTATGGTGGGATATTTTTTTTAAAATATTTTTAAAAGTGTTTTGCAAATCAAAAAAAGGTCTTATCTTTGTAGTGTAATCATTCATAAACCCTTTAAACCAAATAACATGAAAAATTTATTGACCTTAGTTTTCGCATTATTCTCAACAATTACTGTTTTCTCTCAAGCAAATTTGAACTTCCATACTTTGGGTGGTTTTGATTATTTTGACATTACAAATAAAAATATCAATCCTGAGGATCTTTTAAAGGGTAAGACTGTGGGTCAAGTTCTACAATCAGATGGATTTAATCTTTACGAGATCAACTTAGATAAAAAAACATTGACCCACAATTATATTACTTTGGAATCGGGATCAAAAGACCGTAAAGAAGTGGTATACAAGATTACAAATTTGGAAGATGAGACATACTTTACAAAATTTGATGTTGTGACTGAAGATTTTGGTACGATGACTTTTGTAATTAATAAAATGAAATCAACAAACAAAGATTTGATTGTAGTCTTCAAAGATAATAACCGTACTTACGCGGCAGTAGTAAATATGTAATATTACCCAAAACAAAAAAACCCTCTTTTCGGAGGGTTTTTTGTTCAATTAGTTTTTTAATTATTTTGACATTGATAATGCTTTTTTAGCATCTCCAATGTAATTTACAGCATTTCCTGCAGTTGGTGAACTAGGTTGACCTTTAGATTGACAAAAATTTCTAACCATTTTATCTACTACACTACCTCTTCCAAAAACATAAGTACTACCACCTTCGAAAACATCCGCAGAACTTCTTGGACTTAATGCCCCTGGATTGGCGCTAGGACCACATGCGGCATAAAGAACAATGTTTCCTTTTGTTACAGGAGATCCATTATCTTTGATTCTAACTCCGTTGAATTTAACCTGAGCAGTCACTGTTCCCTTGTAACCTGAACCACCAGCGATAGTTGGTTGAGAAAGTACAATAGCGTAATCTTGCATATCACGACTATATCCAGCATCAATAACAGCTGGTGTAGTTTGTTCCTCGATTACTCTTTTTACGATATTAACTAAATCGGATTCAGTTAGTCTAACAATTTTTTTCATAATTTTTTTTTATTCTAAGTTAATTTTATTATCTTTACCATATAAATATATCACTTTTTCAAAAAAATTAATTTTATGCAAACTTTTCTTCCATATACTGATTTCAGAAAGTCTTTAGAGTCTTTAGACAACAAGCGCTTAGGAAAACAAAGAGTAGAAGCATATCAAATAATTTCAGCAATAACAGGTCGCACTAGAAAAGATGGTAAACCATATAAGGGTTGGTTAAATCACCCATGTTCTGTTATGTGGAAAGATTATGTAAACGCGTTAAAACAATACTATAATGATAGTATTGATGTATGGGTTTCTCGTGGATTTAAAAACACAATGGAACACGAACAAATTGAAGGTGAGTTTGTTTTACCTCATTGGTTGGGTATGGAAGAATTTCACACTTCACATAGATCAAATCTATTAAGAAAAGATTCTGAGTATTATTCTAAACATGGGTGGACTGAGGACCCTAACGATCCATATGTATGGATGGATTCTAATGGTGAATGGTACAAACAAATGGTAGGTTCAAAAGAACGAGTATATTTTAGTGTTGGTGTTCTTGTATAGTATATTCTATAATATTACCATAATCCTCTATCCATTGTAAACATTCCTCCTGAGTCTTATCCGAGAGGACAATGTTTTCTGTTTCTATTTCTATTACATCGTAAGTAATCATATCTAACTAAATGTTAAAGTTATTGTTTGAGATGGTGCCCCTACCGTACTTTGATTAGTCCCTCCCCAGTTAGCATTATTAATCATAGGTCTAAGAGCATATGTACTACCCGCGTTACAACTAGCAATGTTTGAGAACTCAACGGCAACCCCACCAATTTTAGGTGTACCACATCCCGTACCAACTCTCCAAGACACACTATTAATAGTTACTGAAGTTATTGTGGCGGTTCTTAACCCATTCGCTAAGGTCTGTACTAAGGTTGGATCTGAAACCGTTATTGAATTTCCATTTGTACTTGACCATACAAATTGGGTGTATGTAGTACCAGTTAATTGACTTCTAAATGTATTCCAAGCAGTTTCTATTGCGGATGATGGTGCAGTCGCCCCTGTGAATGCTTGTGAGAATGTAACACCACTTTCAGGTATAGGATTAGTTGTTGGGGTTGGAGTTGGTGTTGCAGTAGGAGTAGCTGTTGGTGGTATTGGTGTTGCCGTTGGTGTAGGTGTTGCTGTAGGGGCAACAAAATTCCAAGAACTCCAATACCCATTACCACTTAACCATAGATATGCTTCGTTTCCTGTGTTAAATGTTTGTCCTGAAGAAATAAGTTCCGACAACTCAATAAAGTCATTTTCTAAAAAACCATCAGTTCTAAAAAAACCAACTGAAGCAGTTTGACCCGATACATTAGTAGGTTGGCTGTTATCAGGTACTGATTGGGCAACAACATAACCAAGATCTTCATCAGGTCCATTCCACCAAACTGGTGGACCTGAAAACCCCGAAAATGGGGTACCAACGCATAGATCACCAATTTGTGTTGTTCCTGAAATAGAAACTCTTGATGGGTTATATGCAAATGGTCTTAGTGTTGGCATTAGATAGTTGGCATCGGTGATGTCCATTCAGGAGTTGATAGAATCACCAAAATTTCATCATATGTGTATGGACCTTCTTTTGTTGTTAAGTTGTTAACACAAGATGGTATCGTACCGTCCCATTTAACAAATGTTTTTGTTTCATTGACTGATTTTCTCACAGTTTCTGCAGATGTTTCTAATACGGTTGAGAAGTCGATTTGACCTAACTCACTCACATTAAAAATCATAAATCTTCTGTTGTCGTATTCTTCTAAAGTTGCCATATCTTTTTATTTATAATTATAATCCAAATCTCGATTTTTGTGCGTTAAAGTTTTGTAATATTTCAGCATCGCTTAATACCCTATTATATACTTGAGCAATTGCAATTCTACCTCCAAAAACATTAGAACCTGTACCATAAGCACCGACAAGTATTTCACTACCACCATTAAATGTTGATGTACTACTAGAAGTTGACTCAGACGCGCCATTTACATATAATTTCCATCCTGTGGTTGTGTTAAAAGTAACAGCACCAAAATACCAAGTGTTTAAAGATAAAGAAGTCGTACTTACAACGGTTGACCACTGTCCGTTGTGACCGGCATGTAGTTTATTTGTACCCGCTAACCAAAAAGCATGTTGACCATTATTACCACCACTAATTATGTTATAAAGATAACTGGTTATATAGAACCATGAGATTTTTGTATAAGTACTATATGAAAGTATATTAGCATTGGAATTAACTACAACACAATCATTAACACCATCAAATACGATACTACCTCCGTTTGAGGAGTTAAAAGTGGGCCCATTGGTTAATGTCCCATCATTAACCCCATACGACAAATCATACCATGTGGTTCCTGAAGTGGTGTATGACGGGGTAAATCCCGCATCCAAGTTCAAAATTAAACCATTAGAACTAATAGCATCATAATCTCTATTAACACAAACATAATTTGTTTGCGTTGCATACCAATTTAAACATTGCGTAGCGGTATTAAAATTTTGACCTGAAACTCCATTTGTATATGCGATAAGTGCAGCATCGTTATTTGCAGAATGAAAACTCAACCTAGATACCTGACTTGCATTATATGAATATATTGTGTAACCACCGGCAGAAGGAGTAACCCCATTATAATATGTTGTTGCACTTGAAGGTCCTTTTCCAACATCACCAACACCAAAGAATATATTACCCTTCTTTAATGAGAGTGTATCACCTGTGGTTGAATATTTAATTGCGTTTGGCATCTAATCTTTTATTAGATAAATACCAACTAAATCAATTCTATTACCTTATTATAAACTTGAATTACCGATGGGTGACATTCAAAAGTTTCTTTTCTTTCTAAACAACCCACTAAAGATGGGACCCCTTGTATTGTACCCCATTCTCTAACCCCGTATTTAACATCCGACGCACAATTTAATCCACAACCACCTCTAACATAATGATATTTATATTCTTGGGATCCGTGTCTGTATGGTGATCTAAATTCAGGATTTATTGAACTTCCTAATTGTAATATTTCGCAATCTGTAGTCCCTGCCAAATGTAAAAGACCTGAATCCATTGTTACAAAACAAGAACAGTTATTTAATAAATGCCAAGTCTGATCTAAACTTGTTTGATTCATCAAGTTATAACCAATTTTAATTGGGAAATTAAAAATAGGTTTGTCAACATTTGAACCACCTAATTCAGAAGAATCTTTACCTACGGAAATAACATAAATTCCTTTTTCATTTAATAACTGAGTTAACATTTGCCAATTTTTTGCAGTCCAAGTTCTCGAATCCCAATTTTGTACAGGATGGATTAAAACATATTTTTTTGGTAAATCAGGGAGGATAACATCTCTTGGGAAATAATCTAAAGTCATTTCATCTTTATTTAACATAAACCCTAAAGAGATCGCATGAAACTGTCTTATATCCATGGCATTATGTTTATTACATATACCATCAGATTTATATGAAATATCAAATGTATTAATTACATGGTACATTTCTTTTAATTGATCCTGATTTGTAGAACCATCAAAAATATTTTCCACATATGGATTTGATTGAAATAACTCAGGTATGTTAGTTATTATAGATATTTTTTTACCATAAGAATTATATAGTTTTTTAATTGTTGGTGTCGAGCATAGTGTGTCCCCTAATGCTCTACAACCAGTTATATCTAAACATATTTCTTTCACATTATAAGAATAAGATACTTCACAATTAAAATCTATATTTTATTTTTTTACTATGGAAAAAATTACACTTCTTTATTTAACTCCCCACCTTTCAACAGGAGGGATGCCACAGTTTGTACTCAAAAGAATCGAGTCTCTTAAAAAACATTCAGATAAAATTGAAATAGTAGTTGTTGAATATTCACAATTTAGTGACACATATGTTGTACAAAGAAACAAAATCATAAATCTAATTGGTCAACACAACTTTTATAGTTTAGGTGATACTACAGATACACAAAAAAAGTATGATTTAATAAAAATCATAAAAGATAGAAATATTGATATTGTTCACGCAGAAGAGATACCTGAGGCGTTCGAAAGTTTTAATAGGATACCTATAGATCTTTTGAATAAACTTTATGATAATTTTAGAACTTGGAAAATTGTTGAGACATGTCACAATGTTTGGTTTGATGCAAATAACAAAAAGAAACTACATCCTGATTATTATTGTTTAGTTACGCCGTATCATGAAAAAGTATCGTTTAATCAAACGATATCACCAAAAAAACTTTTAATGTTCCCATACGAAGATAAAGTAAAACCAATTTTAGAGGAACTTGAAATATATTATGAAGATCACAGAATTCCACTATTAAAAAAAATGACCGAAAGAACTAATTTGGGAATCGACCCAACGAAGACACATATTTTAAATGTTGGTCTTTGGACGGAAGGTAAAAATCAAAAAGAGGGTATTGAGGTGGCAAGACTTTTACAGGATTCACACCCAAACTTACATTTCCATTTTGTTGGAAATCAAGCACCTAACTTCGAAAACTATTGGGGTCCTATCATGAATAATTTACCCAAAAATGTTACAGTTTGGGGAGAAAGAAATGATGTGGACTCATTTATGATGTCTTGTGATGTTCTCATGTTTAATTCGACATGGGAATGTAATCCACTTGTAGTAAGAGAAGCGGTCAACTATGGAATGAAAATTTTAACAAGAAATTTACCACAATACATGGGAATGTTTGATAACTACATTACTAGTATTGCAAATGAAGACACATTTGAAAGTATTTCCGAAAAATTAGTTTCAGTCATTAATTCAGAAAGTTCTTATAAAATTGAAAGTGGTTATGATTTTGGTGATGAGTTAATGTCATTTTATACTGAAGTTAAAAACACACCACATATGGGGAATCAACCAATAAAAAATGATTATACGGTTAACCAACATTTTGTTGTAAATCCATACATTGAAATTTTAGGTGATTCAACAAATGACATGGAAATATCGGTTTATGATAATCAAAATAATGAGTTGGTGTACACAAACAAATTACCAATAAAACATTGGGTAAAATTAAATCGTGAATATTTCACAGAATGGAGAACCGAAATAAAAGAAAATGGTGAAACATTTTATTTTGATATTTTGAGTTTAAAAAATAGAAGAGTTTATATTTCATTTGGGTCCAAATCTTTGGGTGACACAATGGCTTGGATCCCTTATTGCGAAGAGTTCAGAAAAAAACATAATTGCCATTTGATTGCATCAACATTTATGAATGAGCTATTTGTTGATCAGTATTCCGAAATAGAATTTGTAAAACCTGGTGATTCAGTTAATAACATCTATGCACAATATAGATTAGGTTGGTTCTATAATGAAGATGGGACCTTCAATTCAAATGTACATAAAAATGATATTCGAAGACAGCCACTTCAAAAAACAGCAACAGATATATTGGGGTTAGATTATATTGAAATCAGACCAAACCTTAATCTACCAAAAGTTGAAAAAAGAAAAAAGGTTGGTATAGGATTTCATTCCACGGCACAATCAAAGTATTGGAACAACCCGAATGGATGGCAAGAAGTTGTAGATTATTTAAATAATTTGGGGTATGAGTGTATGATATACTCAAGAGAAGGTGATGGTTACATGGGTAATAATTACCCAAAAGGCGTAACAATCTATAAAGGTGGAAACTTACAAGAAGTGATTAATGATTTATCTACATGTGAGTTTTTTATAGGTTTAGGTTCAGGATTAAGTTGGTTGGCTTGGGCTTGTGAATTACCTGTGGTTTTAATCTCAGGGTTTAGTGAAAAATGGGCGGAAACAACTTTAGATACTTACAGAGTTATTAACGAAAATGTTTGTCATGGATGTTTTAATTCAGAAAGATTAGATGCGGGTGATTGGAACTGGTGTCCGTTACATAAAAATACAGACAGAATGTTTGAGTGTACCAAAAGAATAAGCTCCGATATGGTAGTAAAAGAAATAAATAAAATAATAAATAAAGAAGTGGTTGAAGAAAGAAAAAATAAATTAGAAGGATTTGATTGGGGTGGAAAAGATAATTGGTATGTTGACGCAACAATTGAAGAAATGGGTTATGGTAATATGTACGATAGATTTTTTACGGTTGAGGAAAATGATGTTGTTGTAGACTTAGGGGGGTCTTTAGGTCCGTTCACATATTCAATTCTCCCTAATAACCCAAAACAGTGTTATGTTGTTGAACCCCTAAATTCTCAAGTTGAGGTTATCAAAAAAAATCTTAATAAACCTAATGTAAAAATTATTAGAGGTGCAATTACAGATAAAAAACATCTAACAATCACTTGGGACGATGTTTCTGAAAATGTACCAACATTTACATTTAAAGAGTTCTTAGAGGAAAATAATATAAACCATATTGATTTCTTAAAATGTGATTGTGAGGGAGGGGAATACGATGTATTTCAACCAAGTAATATTGAGTTTTTAAAAACCATACCAAAAATTGTAACTGAATTCCATATGAGGGTTAATGAGAATTTTCATAACTGTAAGTTCAGATGGTTTAGAGATAATATACTACCACAATTTAATAACTATCAAGTTTTTTCTGTTGATGGTGTTGATATTAAATGGGATTTATGGAATGACCATTTCTTGGATTGGTATTGTGAAGTAATAATTTATATAGACAATAGAAACTAATGGAATTTAAGGAAAACAAAATAGACCCGCAAAATTATTATTGGTATCAAAATGGGTTTAGTAAGGAAGAATTAATCAAAGTACATGAAGGTGTTTCTAATTTACCATTCAGTGAAGCCACTGTTTTTGGAAATGATAATCCTGAGATAATTAAAAAAATTAGAAGTTCGTCCGTTAAGTGGATACCAAAAACAGATGAGTGGATGTGGTTATATGAAAAACTACTCGACATGGCGAGCACCGCAAACAGAGAGGTTTGGAAGTTTAATCTGATATCAGCTCCCGAGTTAATTCAGTATACCGAATATTATGACACCGCAGGTGGTCATTATGATTGGCATCAAGATATTGGGCCCGGTATCGGATCAAGTAGAAAGGTTTCTTTGACCGTTCAACTTTCAGATCCAAGTGAGTATGATGGTGGAGATTTACAGTTATGGAGAGGTGGTGACGATGTTGTTAACGCCGAAAAAGGTGCTGGAGTTGTGTTTTTTTTTCCAAGTTACATGATGCATAGAGTAACCCAAGTGACCAAAGGTACTAGAAGAAGTTTTGTGTTATGGGTTGGTGGTGACCACTATAGATAAGATGAAATTTCTTTTGATTTAAGTATATTGTCCTCTATTGAACAATATGTCCACTCACCGTACCTACCTATTGAAAATATATTTTTTGGGTTGTGTTTTTCACACCATCGATTGTAAGTATTTTTTGAGTCATTAGTTATATGCACATATGCGGGGTTCATGATTAGAAATTGGTGGTCGACAAGTTTATGATCGGATATGACATTTGTCTTCCTTAAATCATTAAGTACGGTGTCAAGTAAATCAATCTCGTCAACTAAATCATCTTTTTCCAAACCAATCTCAACATACAAACTCAATTTTTCCTGACCTAAAATATTGTTATAGAAACCAACCCTATAAAAAACCTCTTCATTTGGGTAATATCTCCAATGAGTTTTTATGTCAGAACCTTTATCAAAACCTAAATTAAAAACCGCAACTTTATTGGCCGATAAATTATATCTTTGTTTTGTTAAATCTAATAATTTATTTAATGGTAGAGTACTAACTAATTTGTTGAATCTTATGTCTCCGATATTTGTTCTAACAATTTTATTAGATAAGTCTATATCTATAACATTAGTATTTAATTGTATTTTACTTTGATCAACCCTCTTTAATATAGATTTGATGTATTCATAACTACCATTTATTGGATAAATAAATGTGTCATTGTAACTTATATTAATATTTTCTTGTGGTGGTTTTGGAAAAAATCTACCCATGGAATCAAACTCGAGTTGGTTAAGATCACAAGCATATAATTTTTCATTGTAGGGTATAATAAACTTATCACAAATACCATTCCCTAAAGTTGTTCTAACATAATTCTTAAATGTAGATCTATCTTCAGGTCCACAATTTTTAAGGTCAGTTAGGCACTCGTCATATTCTTCTTTATTAAGTTGGGATATGTTGTGTTGGAAAGGAAAATTAATAATCTTACCTTGATAATCAATGTCGGTTATTTTATTAACCTCTAACAATTCACAATCAATTTCAGATAAAACATAGTTTTTAATTTCTTCATTTCTAAAATGAAAAAAATGTCCCGAATAATCCCATACATAATCACCTCTGATTGTTGTTTTACAATAACCACCTAACTCATTATCTTTCTCTATGATTAGATAATCTTTCCCATTTAAAAAAGACGCTAAGGATAAACCAGTCACACCACCACCAATAATAAGAATATCAGTTTGTTTCATTAATAGTAATTTTTTCCATAAAGAAGTTATAGTTTGTGGTTAACCTATCTTTGTGACCCTCAAATAACGGATCGTTAATAATGTTGTTTAACAAATATAAACCTTCATCATATCTCTGAGTCCAATAACAAGAAACCGATAACTCATCATTAACATAATTATTATACGAGGTGTCATCCACAAATAGTATATATTTCTTTTTTACATCCTCAAGGGAAAGATTTTTGGCAATTTTCAAATGTTTGTAACCCATCTCAAAGTCACCAATCTGATTAAAATATAAACCTATTTTATAGTGTGGTTCGGCTCTGTCCGAAAATATATTAATAGCCCTTAACATTTCGTTATATATTTTTTCTCGATCAAAATTTAATTTCATCATACATATTGAAATTCTCATCTGAGACTCAAACAATTCTTCCACCCAAGCGTCTTTTAAGTTGGTATATAGTTTGTTCCACTTTAACGCTTCTTCAAACATACCATAGTCCATAAAACTTTGGGCCGCGTAGAATACGGATCTATAATTCAAACCATCAGGATCGTCAATCAAAGTATCCCAAAATTGTTTTTGGAGTCTTTCAGCGTCGTAATAATATTTCTTAGGGTCAAAGGCTCTTGACCCAACACCATCCGCAATCACATAACCACGATTGGATAAATCACCAGTCGTGTAATGGTCTTTATCTAAACATTTAATTATTGTGTGTGCAACGCCACAGAATTTCCACCTTAATCTGTTGTTGTAAATTACGGTTGCCTTCCATGTTGAGGTTCCTCGTTTCATCATCATGAAATAATTGTCATAACCAACATCATCAAACCCAAAAGAAAAGTCACCTGCTAAAATATCATCAGCATCTAAATGTAAAACATAATCAGTTTTATCAAAAACATATTCCATCATCATGTTTTTGTTTTTATCAAAACCAAACCACTCATCACGATGAATTTCACCAGGTATACCTGTACGATCCATGAACTCTTGTACAATATCTAATGTTCTATCAGTCGATCCGTTATCGGCAACAACCAAATAATCTATATATGGTGCAACCGCATCTAATACGGTTCCGATGATGTGTTCTTCATTTTTACACATCGTAGCAAATGCTAATGTTGGTCTATTCATAAATTTTGTTTAATATTTCTTCTTCTTGATAATATTTTTTGGTGTAGATCATGTTCTGAAATTTCTGAGAGTGTCCTACCGAATCATCCCAATTCCAATCTTTTTTACCTAACTCTAATATTCTATTGTGTATTTGATTATCATAAAAATCTCTAATCAGTCTTGATCTACGATTAATATCTACTGAGTTATTATCCACAGTACTATTTCTATCGTTCCATTGTAGATATAACATCTTTTTAATGTGTACTATTTCAGTATTTAAAAATGTTCTAACAATCAATTCATAATCATCCGCAACGGGTGTATGAGTATTGTGACCTCCGATCTTATCATACACTCCTTTTTTCCAAACCCTAACATGATTTGGCATACTAATATTAAACCTAATTGTGAGGGGATTAATATCGGGATAATGATGATTAATATATGTTTTTCCATCGACCTCCACATAAGTGTGACCTGCATACCCAAAGTCAAAATAGTTATCGTGTCTGGCATACCAATTACCTGAATAGTCATGATCATAAGTTTTCATCTCACCATCTTCATAAAGTTCACACACATCACTATACATAAAACCAGCATTTGGAAACTGTAAACTTGCTTTATGACATTCCTCTAAACATGTTGAAATTAATGTATCATCATGATCTAACTCAACTAACCATTCACCATTACAAAGTGATGTCGCTCGATGTTTAACCAAACCAATATTACCGTTACTTTGGGGTAATATGCGGTGTATCTTCACTCTAAAATCTTTTTCAGATATATCTTTTATAATATTCCAAGTCGTACCATCATTTGAATCATCAACAATAACCCATTCCCAATCATCGACGGTTTGATTTTTTATACTTTCATAAGTTCTGATTATTTTTCTACCTGTTTGAAAAGTTGGTGTGAAGATTGAAAACTTAGGTCTAATATTTTGACAATTTCTAAATGTTGATTGGCATACAACATCATTTGCTAAAATATTGTCGGGTGGAAAACTTAAATATCTAATTATTCTATTCGAAATAATTTTATTATTTGAGGAAACTCTGTTGTCGCAACCCATGATAATATCAGGTTGGTAAACCGAAAAATCTTTAATTATATCATCGCTAAAAGGTAATGAATAAATTATAACTTCCTCTAAAAGATTTTCTTCATAATATACATCAGATGTTAGAGTGAATGTACCTAACTCCCTCCAACCATAAACGATCGCGGATGGTTTTTTTGTTTTCATCATTTTTCAGTATCAAAAAAGAATGTTTGAAATAAACGGCCATCATAAATGTCTTGACCAAAATAATCCAAGGAAATGTGAAAATGATCACCCCTATAAAGAACCAAACGATTATAAACATTTCCAATTCTATCAACTAATTCCCATTTAGTCATGTCTTGTGAATCTTTATATATTTGATTTAATATATCCATATTATAGGATCCGTCCTCATTTTTAGGTGCCATTGTTAGACCTGTTGGTTTATGTTTAAATAAACCAGTGCCTGAACTTAGTGGAGCATCTGGGGTTAAATAACATACTCCAGCCCATTTAGTTGTTTGATCTGCGTGGATCCAACTACGATCTTTAGATGTTGTAAATTGGTATGACCCTGTATATTGTTCTTCAGACCAATAAGTTACTTTTCCATAATATGGGAATACAACAGATTCTATAACATCTTTCATAGAATCGTTTAAAAAAGATTTGGTTCTCCTACCTGGATAATTACCACTTACAGGGTAATCTTGCTGTAGTGCGAACTTTCTAACTTCATCAACATCTGAGTAAAAGTCATCAATAATATAAGTGGATATTTGCATATTTTTATTGTAAAAATATGAAATGTTTAAGTTAAATAAATAGAAGTTAACAAGGACCTTGATAAACTAAAGTAGATCCATTCCATTGGTAACAATCGTTCCCATCTGAATAAAATCCACTTGGTGCTGGAGTAGTACATTGATCCTCATCAAATATTCCAGTGGCAAATGCTAATAAACATGGGTCATCCTGACAAGTTCGTTTCAAATAAACACTTCTTATATCATTACACTCACAAGACTTTCTACAATCATCTCTGTCAAAACATAAGTTAGCAGGACAACAGTCAGGTACACATGTAGGTGTTGGAGTAGGTGTTGGTCTTGGAGTAGGTGTTGGTCCTCCAGGTGTTGGTGTTGGTGTTGGTGTTGGGGTAGGTGTTGGACAAAATGGGTTGTCATCCCAAAATTTTATATCTCCACCAGCACCCGCTAATAAATTATTAACCGCATTTATATTACCACATAATACATCATTAAGTTTAGTTATATTACCCATATTAACATCATACTAATTCAATCCAATCTTGTGAAGGATTAAAGTAAATTATATCAGCTGAAATCGCATAACCAACAACTCTTACTATGTCACTAGTGCCCGATGGTTGAGTGGATGTTATATCTCCATCGGTAGTTGATAAATACAACACTTGACCTGGAGTCCAGTTCCATGCCGATCTATATGCATAACCTCGTAACATCATACCCGAGTTGAATTGAACACCTATCGCCATTCCAAGTAGACCCTGAGCGGTTGCAGAACTATCAGCATCCGCAAGTGCCCATGCTGAACCACTTGTCCAATAGTATACATTATATTTAGTTGAGGTTCCGCTACCACCAAATGTTACAAGTTCGCCATAATAATCATCGATAGTCATGAGTGTGGTCGGATCAGTCGCTAATCTCCATTCACCCTCTAATAAGGTTGTTGAACTAGTATTAGCTCTAAACAAGTTAGCACCTGTATTAATGGTAAAGGCGGCACTTGAGTTCGCTGAATTCGATGTACCGTTTGCAACTAAAATATTATTAGCAGTAGTTGGAGAAATTGATGTAAATCCTGCACCTTGGGCCCCTTGTGCCCCCTGTGGACCAGGACCTCCCGTTGCACCTTGAGCCCCTTGGGCTCCAGTTGCCCCTAATCCCGCAGGTCCAGTTGGTCCTTGTGCTCCTTGAGGTCCAGGTCCGCCTGTCGCTCCTTGTGCTCCTTGAGGTCCAGGACCGCCTGTAGCTCCTTGTGCTCCTTGAGGTCCAGGACCACCTGTTGCTCCTTGAGCTCCGGTCGCTCCTTGGGCACCTTGAGGTCCAGGTCCGCCTGTTGCTCCTTGTGCACCTTGAGGTCCAGGTCCGCCTGTTGCTCCTTGTGCTCCAGTTGCACCTTGTGCTCCGGTTGCTCCTTGTGCTCCGGTTGCTCCT